CTAAAATTAAACAAACAAAAAAGCGCTTTGCAAGCGGTTTGTAGCAAAAACCGACAACCCTTTGCAAATTGCAACTGTATTATATATACAGTTGCATATTTGCAAGGCGTCGTTCGGTTAAAAATTGCCTATGTTAACTCCAACACAAATATCTTTAATTGACAAGTATGTCCAAGACCACTCCTGGAAGGCTTGCTATAAGCTCTACCTGGAAGAGAACGCCTTGCTGTCCTCGTGGCTGGTGTATGAGAGTTGGGATTGCAAGAACCACCTATACGACATCAAGATGGACAGGATGAACCTAGTGGAGGAGATTATCAATTATCTGCGCGACAATGAAAAAAAATTTACGCAAACGAAATTATGCTAAATACTACGAGCCGATTGAGTGGATCACGATGGTCTGTTCACTCTGCGGCAAGGAGTGGGAAGTGGGCAAGACATTTCTGCAGTCAATGACATTTAAGGAACTATACGGCCGGTATCGGCGGCGAGGCAAGAAGTATTTTGTTTGTTGTTCAAAACACACTCAATAATTAGCAATTAACAAAAAATCTATGGAAAAAGACGAAAAGATAATACAAATAGACAATGGTAATTGTCTTACCAACTTGGGCAATATTTATCAAATTATGCATTATATTCTAATCAAAGAAACAAATGAGGTGGTTAAATTAAAGGATATTCCCGCGGAACATCGACACGGTTCTAGTGTTTCGGATTACAGGTATGAGGTTTTAAACGATAAACAATATTTAGAGAAAGTTATTTTGGGAGATAATACTTGACAATTATTTTAGTTGTGCTATTTTTAAATTAGAAATGTTATAGAAACTATTCACACTCATTTCACCCGAGCATGTCTTCGGGTGTTTTTTATTTTTATGGGTTCGGCAGACGTAAGTGGGCAGTAGGTTAGATCTACTGCCCAGCCCGGCATAATTAATTAATCTAACTGATTATATGCTTAAGGGTTTTGGTGGGTTCGCCAAATTTTTTCAACGGGGAGAGGATAACCCCAATTATAAACACGGCTTTCGTAGGAGCGATATAAACTTTTATCGCGTTTGGGATGGAATAAAACAGCGGTGCTTAAACAAAAAGAGAAAAAGTTATTTTTATTATGGTGGTCGCGGAATTGGCGTTTGTGAGAGATGGATGGATTTCGTAAATTTTCGCGATGATATGTATGAAAGTTATTTAGAACACAAAAAAGGACTTGGTTCCGGGGATACTACGATAGACAGGATTGATAATAATGGTAATTATTGTTTACAAAATTGTCGGTGGGCTACTCGCAAAGAGCAGGTTTACAATAGGTGGAATTGTCGGCGTGTTTTGGGTGGTTGGCGAGTAAGTTATTTAAATATCGGAGAAAAAAATAGCAAAAAAACGAAAGTATTACTTGAAAAACGCTGAGCTTTTTATTTTTATCAGGCGGCCGCGCACCCCATTGATGCATAATGGGGTATCAGACAGTCGCAACGCGGCTGTTTGATAAGAATAAAAACTATGAAATACGGGCCAGAAAAGACAAAGGAAATATGCGGTTACATAGATGGCGGCCTGGGGAGGGTTGATGCCTGTATTATGGCTGATGTTTCTTACGAAACCTTTACGGTTTGGATGAATAATTCTGAATTTTCTGACGCCATTAAAAAGGCGGAGGTTGGCAACAAAAAGTTTCATATAGAAATTATTAAGAAAGCGGCTGATAAAACTTGGCAGGCGGCCGCTTGGTGGCTTGAGCGCAAATGGAAGGATGAGTTTGCCCAACGGAATGAGTGGACTGGCAAAGAGGGTAAAGAATTAAAACTATACTCCGATGAGCAGAAACAAAAAATTGCTAAACGAGTCCTTAGAGGCGCAGTCGGACAACCTGATAATTCAGCGAGCGCGTGAACACTTGATTGATTTTTCTATCGCCACCAACCCCAAGTATGATCCGAACTGGCACCACGAAATAATTGCTGACGAATTGGAGAAAGCCAGCCGTGATGAGGTGGACTGGAAAATATTGATTTTGATGATGCCGCCGAGGCATGGCAAGAGTGAGGAGGCAACTGTCAATTTCCCGGCCTGGTATTTGGGCAACTTCCCGGACAAAGAAATAATTACTGCCTCTTATTCAGCGGAGCTGGCCCAAGACTTTGGCGGTAAGACGCGGCAGTTGGTGGACAGCCAAGAGTATCAAGCTATTTTTAATTTAAGACTCAAAGAAGACGAGAAAAGCAAGGCCAAATGGAAAACGCAAGCGGGTGGCAGTTACACATCAGTTGGTATTGGCGGAGCGTTGACCGGCCGGGGCGCGAATTGTTTAATCATTGACGATCCTTTGAAGAACAGAGAAGAAGCCGATAGTAAATTAATCAGAGACAAACACTGGGATTGGTTTCTGTCAACGGCCTACACGCGGCTTGAGCCGAACGGCAAGGTTATTATTATTTTAACTCGCTGGCACTTGGACGATTTGGCTGGCAGAATACTTTTAAACGAAGAATTAAAAACTAAAACTAAAGTCATTAAGTTTCCGGCCATTGCTATTGAAGACGAAAAATACCGCAAGGCGGGCGAGGCATTGTGGCCAAGCAGATATTCGCTGGAAGAATTACAAAGCATTAAGGCGGCGGACACTGGCACATTGATGTGGTCGGCGTTGTATCAACAAGAGCCGATATTGTCAGAGTCGCAAGAATTTAAACCACACTGGATATTGACCAGGCCATTGGAAAAAATTGACGAGATACAAACCAGAAACTTTTTAACGATTGACACGGCTATCAGCCAAAAGTCAAGCGGTGATTATACCGGCATTTGCCGGAATTATGTTGACCGTGAGAACAAGTGGAATTTGTGGGCCTATCGGATGAAGATTGACCCGAAAGAATTGATTGACTTGCTTTTCAAACTGCACGAAGAGGATGGCTATGAAAAAATCGGTATTGAGAAAACTGTTTATGCCGATGCCATTAAACCATTTCTTGACGAGGAGATGAGAAAGCGAAATAAGTTTTTACCGATTGTTGAATTGTTGCACAACCAGATTGCCAAGGAGACGCGCATCAGAGGATTAATCCCGCGTTATGAAAGCAAGTCAATATTTCATCTTGAGGGTCGGTGCAAAGACTTGGAAGAAGAGATGTGGCAGTTTCCATTGGGAGTTCACGATGACATTTTGGACAGTTTAGCATATCAACTACAAATAGCCGAAGCGCCATTATCCGGCGACAGGAGCGAAGATGTGCAAGCCAACCGCAACGCTTACGGATTTAAAGAATAATATGGAAAGAGATTTAATTCAAAAATGGGAACATGAGGCGAGGTTTGATTGTCGGCGCGCGTATCGCCAACCAAGAAGCCAAGCGTATTATGATAACTACGATAGAATTTATAAAAAAGAAGTTTATGAGGAAACTCAAAGAGATAGCCTCGATACAAATAGACCGGTCAAAACCAAAGAATGAAATCACCCGTCATTTTGAAGAGATACTTGCCGGCCGCGGTGATGAGCAGTCGCGAATAAATGAAAACAGAAAAAATTATAAAAAAAGTTATGGCCAAGATTTTTAATAAAATAGAAAATGAGATACGGGATTTTATTGAGGGGCAAGTGCCTATATCGCCCGGGTATAATTTTAGTCAGTATAAGACTATTAAGCGCATCTCGCTTTATCTGAATGGCAAATACGCGTCGGGCAATATTGACAGTCAGGGCAACTACAAATACTGGTATGACATTATCACCCCGCGCATTAACGCTGAAATCAAGAACATTGATTTTGATACCAAAGACATTAAGCTGGCGTCTGATTTTGAAAAGGACAATCTGGCCTTAGTGTTGGCGAACGCTCGCTTGAGACAATGGTTGCGCGATAACCAGCAAGCCGAGGCGTTGAATGACAGTGTGGAAGATGGCTCGTCTTGGGGCAATGTGGTGTGGAAGAAAATCAAGGGCGGGTATGAGCAGGTGGATATGATTAATTTTTTTGTCATCAACCAGACGGCCAGAACATTGGAAGACAGCCCGGTGATTGAGCGGCACATTTTAACCCAGTCGCGCTTACGCGCCAAGAAAGGCGTTTGGGATGATGACGTTATTGAGAATGTTATCAAGTCTTGCGCTGATTATGGTTTTAGCCGCACAGAGGACAGCGCCAGCGAGGACAACAAAGAAACGCCCTATTATGAAATCTATGAACGCAATGGCGAGGTGAGCGTGGCTGAATTGGAAGAGGCGCAAGGCAAGCCGTATAATTTTGATCAAGAGAACAAATATGTGATGGCCAAAATTGTGGTGGCGGGCATTAAGCATGGCACGGCTGGCGAAAAAG